TACAGATTTACAAATAAAAGGAGAAACAAATGACCGATGAAAAATACCCAGAACATCGCAGTTCTGCGATTGGAAAGCTAACCCCAGATTTTGAAGTATCATGCAGTGTTGTGTGTGATGTTTTTAATGTCAATCCATACACTAACCCCAATGAACGACTAAAATTATGTCACGATGCTATGAATGGCAAAGACATTAGTTTTGAAACTAATAACGCTATGGATATGGGCAACAGGTTAGAAAAAGCTATAGCTTTAGCTGCCTTTGATCGCATTGGTTTATTAGACATTGAATTAGAAGTAACTGAACCTGTTAGACACCCCAGTTTAATTTTAAATGGTTCAGTGGATTGTTATGGCGTTGCTGATAATTTATTCATTCAAAGAGATGTTGATAAGGGTTTTTATCTGCCAGAAAAAGCAGACGATGAAGGCATTAAAATAAATGGCAAAGGTATTATTGAAATAAAAGCTACTAATGCACCTCATCAAGAAGCACCACCTCTTTATCGTGGGGTACTACAAGTAAAATCATTAATGGCTTGTACTGGCTTAGAATGGGCAGTAATCGCAATTTTAAATGGTACAGACCTTAGATGTTATTTCTACGAAAGGGATTTGGAGTGGGAAAAAAAAGACCTTGAGCCAAAGATTAAAGATTTTAACAAACGCATACCTCACTGTGATTATTATTCACCTTTTGATACTCAAGATGCAGCTAGAATTAATCCTGTAGACAATGGTGAAACGACTGAACTAACTAAGACAGCACAGAAACACATAGATAATATACAAACTTGGGAAATTCAGGCAAAAGAACTAAATGATCTAATCCAAAATTCCAAAACTAAGTTAATGGAAGAAATGGGAGAATCTCAACAAGGCTTCTCTAAAACTCACAAGGTCATTTGGAAAACTGTTAATTACAAAGCCCAACCAGAAAAGACGAAGGTAACACCAGCAAAAGATGCTTATACACAAAGAAGATTTAGTATAAAAAAATTAGATAAAGATTAAGCTTCGTCTAAAACAAGTTGTGCGTTTCTTTTGGCACGATTAGGAACTTGCGTAGCATATTTTGAATCTAACAGTTCTTCAGCAGCAGTTTCATAATCAACATCTTCAATAGCTTCTAAAAATAATTTAAAACCTAATAAACCTTTAATACCCATGTTAAAACACATATCGCATAAAACCATTCGTACATTAAAAGGTTCATATTTCCAATGTGGTAATTCACGATCTAATTCAACAAATACATCGTCAATATCGTTGCTAAACATATACTCTATTTCAGCAAGTTTAAGACCTTTTGTTTCCAAGTTCCTACCCACGCCCACACTGGCATATCCTGATTCACAAGTATAAACTTTATATTCTAAACCTTCTTCAGCTTTGATCTTGCTTTTTAATTTTTCAATAAGTTCTGTCGTTACACCAACATCATCTTTCATTTTTTCTTCCACCTTAAAGACATCAGTAAAATCGGAATATTGCATATAAGCATCCAATTCATCGTCAGTTCTAGTGTTAGCATTTTTCTTCTTTTTAAATAAACCAAACATAAATTATTTGGCGTGAACATTTTTAGTTTTTTCAAAGCTGCGTAAGCCCGACATGCCAAGCATAGCCATTAAAATAGTGCTGAGTTGTGCAAAGTCAAAATCTGGTAGCTCTACTTGGTTTCCTGTTGCAGTTAAAATAGTTAAAAGTAATGGTTGAATAATAAAGTGATACGCCATTGCTACACCACATGTCCAACCAACAAAAGGTCGCCACGAATTTTGAAACCAATTGCTTGATTTAGCATCTTCTTTTAATAATTCTATTTGAGCTAAATTAGCTTCGTGAAATAAAGTATTGAGTTCGTGATCTAACTTAGCTTGTAAATCTTTATCCTTAACAAACTTATTAACGATCTTTGATACTGGTGCTATTAATTGTTCTATCATTCAAACCACTCTCTTTCCATGTTGCGTTCAAACAATGGTCTGTATTTTTCTAAAGTGACCATTGGCATCCCTGCCTGACTTCTCGATTTATTGTATTCTTGATAAGACTTTTGTAATTGTTTTTCTGTATAAAGAATCATATAAAACTTTTTACAACCAAAGATAACAAAAGAGTAATAGCAATACTAGCGAACCACCATAGCCGAGAACTATTAGCAATAACCATTGCTTCAATGCGATCAATCTTTTCAAAGTTATGTTTCCACCTTTCTGAACATAATTGTTCGTGAAGGTCTAAATCGTGGGAAACTTGATTAACTGTTGTCCTCTGAACTGGTTTCTTCTTCGTTACCATCTTCGACTTCCATTGTGGTAGATTCAAAAGCTTTAATCATAATGTTTTTGTAATCGTTAGTAATTACATAATCATCATAAACTTCTTGTAATCTAGCTAGTTTTTTACCAGATGCGTTTAACTTCATAGCGATATCTTTTTGAGCATCGGATAAATCTTCTGCTCGATATTCAACTTCGTTAAAAGTTATTATTACTGGTTCTTCGTTTTTCATTTCTTTGTCTGTCATATTTACCTTTTCCTTGATTAAAAATTAATTATAACTATTCTTTTAACCAATTCAAAAGATTTTCTTTTAAATCTTGATACCTAAGTGGGTCTGATACTTTTAAATAAATTCCTAAAAAAAATATAACAAAACCCAATACCAAAAGATAATCCATTACCCACCAATTGTTTTAGTTTCAGTAGTAGGGTTTTTTTGACTTTCTATCTGAGCATCTAAGTTAGCTGCTAATGCTGTTACTGCTTCTTCGCCCATCGCACTTACAACCCATGCTTGTACTTCTTCAGTAGTCACACTGTCAAAGTCTATAAAGCTACCAAGCTCGTCAGTATTTAAAGTTTGTGTACCATAACTAGAAGCTGAAAAATCTTCTTCTGTTTTAGCTACACGCCAGTGTACATTGTAGATCACATTGCTGTGATCTTCTTTTGTAGGGTACACATCTACAGTTTTTACATCCCATTCCATTCTATTTACCTCTTAATTTATTTATTTGTGTTTGTAAATCTTCTATTAATTCTTGTTGTTCTTGGATTGCCTTAGTTAATACTGCTGTTAATTGACCATACGCCACACCTTTAGAACCATCCTCACCATTAACAATTTCAGGAATGTTTAATTCTAATTCTTGTGCAACAAAACCAATTTGTTGCTCATCATCAGGTTTCATTTTGTAAGTTCTAGGTTTTAATTTTTTAACAGTGTCTAAACCATAATTAATATCAACAATATCTTTTTTATAAGCTACATCAGAAGCATCTACCCATGCACCTGCTGCTGATAATTGTGCTTGATTAGAGCCACTTGTAAAATATAAAATCATACTAGCAGAATCATTACCATACATTAGTCTATATTCGCCACTACTCGTACCTCTAGCTATTGCAATGCCCTCTCTTGATACAGCTACTTTTTCACCTGCATTTGGTTTAGAAGTTCTATCAACTAACAGCGTTCCAGAAGAATCAATTCGCATTTTCTCTGCGCCATCTTGATAAAATTTTGTATTAGCACTGTCTTGGTTGATTATATTTAAGTCACCGCCATCACCTTTCTTTTCAAAATAAGCGTATGCACCATCAGAACCAGAACTAAAGTTGCCATTGTCTGCATCCAAAAACATCATAGCCCTTCTGCTTCCTGCTGTTGATGAACTTGTTAAAGAAAACCCACCACCAGCATTATGATTAGAAGTAGATTCTGAAGTTCTTGTGTGAAAAATTGACTGTGGCGATGCAGTGCCAATTCCTACCTTGCCAGTAGAATCAATTCTCAGTGCTTCTGATAATGTATTACCATTAGCTACACTAAAAACCATACCACTAGGAGAAGGGAAAGTTCCACCAGACAATGCTTCTGTGACCTTACTTGTAATCTGTCCTCTTATTGGTTGACTTGTTGAGCTGTCATCAGTTCTAAAATTAATAGTACCAATTGTGTCGTTTGTGTCCCAACCACCACCATCTTCTTTATTGGTAATACTTAAAATTGCACCATTAGTTTGATCAGACTTAGCTATTTCTAAAGTAGATACTGGCGATGAAGTTCCAATTCCAGTTTTTCCGTCACCTTTTACTGTTAGATAAGTGGCAGAATTATCAAATTTACGAACACTTAAAGATTCATCTGAACTATTTGAGCCACCTTGTATATGAACTCCATAATTTCTTCCTGCTGTAGCTTCACTATTAACAAACTTAGCAATATTTCTTTCATCAGCAACACCATCGGCAGCACTAACATTTAAAACAGCTACATCATCTGTAGTGTTTCCGATGGATACGAAACCACTGTCGTGGATGCGCATTTTTTCTGAATCAGAAGTTGCGAATTTTAAATTCCCACTATCAACATTATAGAAAGTCATATCATTACCACTTTTTTCTATAAAGGCAGAAAGAGTATCTGCTGAATGAAATCCTATATATTTTGAACCTGTTCCAGATGCTGATAAATGAACATTTCCTCTAACTTCTAAAGCACCTAATGGGTCAGTGACTCCAATTCCAACCTTATTATTAAATAGTGCTGTACCAGCATCAGACATATCAAGGGTAAGAGCAGTTATTGTGCTTCCGCCATCGTTACCTTTAAATAAAATATCTTTGTTAGATGTGTCAGTGTAAATATTTAGATCACCATTATCTGATTGGAATCTACCAAATTCTGTGCCATTGTCTTTAAAGAAAACATCCCCACCATCAACATCAACAATAAAATCTGAAGCAATATCTAAAGTAAGACTGCCTGAACTAACATCTATTTCTTGACCATCAATTGTTATGTTATCTACAGAAATACCAGCATCAACTGTTAAAGTTGAAGGTGCTACTAATGCACCACTCAATTTAGCAGAAGTAACTGTTGAATCAGCTAAAGTAGTTGATAAAGCAACATTACCAGTGCCATCAAAAGAAACTGCACCAGCAGTAACATTGCCAGTTAAACTAAAGTTTCTAGCAGTAGCTAAAGCTGTTGATGTGGCTGCTAATCCTACTGCTATATTTGCAGTACCATCAAAGCTAGTACCACCAATTGTTCTAGCAGTTTCTAAAGCTGTAGCGGTTGCAGCATTTCCAGTTGTATCTTGGTTTAAAGTACCAACGACAAAATCTAGCGTACCATCGCCATCTTGATAAGTAACAGTAATACCAGTTTCAGTATTACCAGTGACCATGCCACCAACTATGTCTTGTACTCTTTCAGCATTAACTGTGACATCACCAGAACTAACTGTGAAATCTGTACCATCAAAAGATGCAATACCTTTGTTTGTTTCTGTCGCATCTTCTGCTGAAACTGTGATAGTGGCATTTTCTGAACCACCACCACTAACATTAATACCTTCACCAGCAGTTAGATCAGCTACAAAGTTACCTGTAGTATCAGTAGCTAATGCAACTGAATTAGGTTGTATAGCTGTAGAAATAGATATACCAGCAGAACCATCAAAATTAGCAGTTCCAACTACATCACCACTCAAAGCAATTGCTCTTGCTGTTGATAAAGTATTAGCACTACCAGTTACATTACCAGTTACATTACCTTCTAAATTAGAAACTAAAGTGCCAACAGCATAACCAGTGCCAGATGTATTAACTGTCGTGGTTGGTTCTGCTTGTAAATCTTTAAATAATTTAAACTTACCTGAATCGTTAGCATCTCTAAATAAACCTGCATATAAATCTTGTGAACCTGAAGTATCGTATAAACCATAAAAACCTATATCAACAGAATCAGCACCAGAATTACTATTGGCTAATTTTATTAAAGGATCTTCAACAGATAGTGTCGCAGTGTTGACAGTTGTTGTAGTGCCATTGACAGTTAAATTACCAGCTATCGTGACATCATCAGGTAAACCGACAGTCACACCTGCTGTTTCACTGCCAGAACCAGATACTTCTATTTCGTTCGTTGTTCCTGCAATTGTTGCTACATAATTTCCACTTGATTGTGTGCCTAAAACAACTGCATTGTTTGCTAGTTGATCAGTAGTAATTGCATCATCAGCAATATCTAAAGTTATCGCTGCACTTTCTGCACCACTATTAGCAACTGTTATTTTTGAATTACCAGCATCAGCTATAGTTGCTACATAATTACCAGTTGTGTCTGTGCCTAAAGCTATACTGTTAGCTTGTATCGTTGTAGATATGGTAATTCCAGCAGTGCCATCAAAGTTTGCTGTACCGACTACATCGCCTGATAAAGCAATAGCTCTAGCAGTAGCTAATTTAGTTGCAGTTGCAGCATTACCAACTAATGCAGATGTAACTTGATTAAACTGCACATTGTCACCAGTGCCGACTGCTTGACCAATAGCAAAAGTAACGCCATTCCCTGATGCAGTAGAACTAACACCAGTACCACCTAATAATGATAAGGTTTCTGAATCTAAGTCTATGGCTATGGTATTTGAACCATCTGTAATGTCTAAATCTTGAACAGTAACTTGAGCATCAACATAAGTCTTAATAGCTTTTGCTGAAGCAAGAGTATCATCTGAACCTGATACGCTTGATAGATCGGTATCTAAGACACCTGATTTAAAATTGTCTACTTCAAAATTAGTTAGAGTATTGTTATCAAGATCAATACTTTTATTGGTTAAAGTTTGTGAACCAACTAATGTTGCAACTGTAGAATCTATTGCAAAAGTAAAACCATTACCAGAAGCTGTTGAAGTAAGACCTGTGCCACCTAATAAAGATAATGTTTCTGAATCAAGATCAATGCTAATGCTTGTTGTGCCATCGGTAGCATCTAAATCTTGTGCAGTTACTTGTGCATCAACATAAGTTTTAATAGCTTTAGCAGATGCTAATGTATTGTCACTGCCAGATACTGAACTTAAATCAGTATCTAAAACACCTGATTTTAAATTATCAACTTCAACATTACTAAGTGTGTTGTTGTCTATATCTAAAGTTTTGTTTGTTAAAGTTTGACTGCCGACTAAAGTAGCTACAGTAGCATCAATTGCAAAAGTAACATTGTTACCTGATGCACTAGATGTTAAACCTGTGCCACCCAACAATCCTAAAGATTCTGAATCTAAATCAATAGATATTGAACTACTGCCATCTGAAATGTCTAGGTCTTGTGCAGTCACTTGCGAATCTACATAAGCTTTGATGGATTGTTGAGTAGCTAATGCTGTTGCAGAATCAGAATTAAGATTGTCCTCATCTAAAATTGTTGTAACTGTTGAACCTGAACTAAAACTAAAAGAAGAAATGCCATTAACAGTACCACCATTGATATCAACTGTATTATCTGCTGTGACAGATATAGGTAAAGTAATCCATGCGTTATCAGCACTATTTCTAATTTTTAAAAGATTGTTTGTGGTGTCTACCCACCATTCGTAAGCAAAAGTGGTAGCTGGTTGTGAATTACCACTGTTGTTTGTTGCAATTGCACCTAAAGCATTATTTAAGTCTGCTCTAAAATCTGCACCTGTTTGATTGGCTAAATTATAATCGTGTTGGCTCATAATAAATTCCTATTATATAATTTTTATCGTTTTATCTCATTAACTATTCTGGTTTGGTTGGAAAAATAACTTCTTCTATAGATTCAATATCTGTGTATGCAGTTGGTAAATCTCTTAATGTTTGTCGGTAAGTTTGCCATTCTATTTTCTTTGCATCTGTCAAAGGGTTATCAATTACTTGTGTCCAGTCTGAACCTTGCAATAAATAATTTCTTTGTGCAGTTAAATCTATTTGTGCTTGTTTTTTATTTTGTTCACTAATAACAGCAGCTTCTTTTGCTACTGGCTCACCATCAACAATAATATAATTATCTGTTGAATAACTACCTTCAACATAACCTTCACCAGCTTTAACATTTTTATAAATATCATCGCCCATTTCAGAAACATTTCTAAGAATGATGCCAGTTTTTGAGTTATATATTGTTATTGTTTTAAACATAATTATCTCTGAAATTGTTCTACCGACATAAAGAGTTGATAATAACCGACATCTAAAGATTGATTTTTAACTTGCACATTATAAGTAGTGTTACCAGTTCCTGTGTCAGTATCTTGTAAAACAATAGTATCTGATTTTCTTAAATTTAATGGTATTCCTATGTGCCATTCTTGGTTAGAAAAGTCAGTTGTTCCTCTTAATATTCTTACTAAATAAACCCCACTACCACTAGTAATAGAATCAAATTGCCCTGTAAAAGTAATTAAAGTTGTTAAGCCTTTTCTTGGTATTGTTGCACTAATTATGGTGCTATAACTACTGCTAAAAGTATTTCTACTTGATGAACCACCTGTAACATACACTGGCACTGTGACTGCTTGACCTGCTATTTGTAAAGTATCTACTTGAGCATTACCGATCTTAGCTGTCGTAATATTTGCATCAGCAATTTTAACTGTGGTAATTGCTGAATCTTGAACATCAACAGTTTTAGTAGGTGGATTAGCAACGGAAAAAGTAAGACTGGTTGTTGGTGACTCAACATCTAAAGCATTTAAAGCTGAAACTGTAGCTACATAATTAGAAGCTACAGGTAAAAAACTTAAATCAACATTATTAACTGCAACTGTTTTATTCACAACTTGCACACCAGAACTATTTACAACATTTACTTTGTATTGATCGTCAGGGTAGTCTGTTGGTTGTGTCCAAGCTATAAAAGGTCTGCCAGTTGCAGATGAATTAGTATCAGTGAAAGCTAAATTAGCTGGTGATTTTATTGCATAAGCAGTAGGTAGATCAACTACTGGTGCTACAGTTTCTGCACTTGGCACTTCCCATGTATAAAAATTAACATATTCAATCATGTTGACCTGTAACAACCCACTTGATTGCAATACTAATGATTCAACAACAAATACTTTAGAACTAAATCCTAAAGCTGTATAAGTTAGATCAACAATATCACCAACATTTAATTTATACATTTCTGGCGTACCTAAGAAAGATACTTGAGTTTGATTTCTACTCCTAACTAATATAGCGTGACCCATGTTATAAGCAACATAAGGGTCAGTTACAAAAGGAAATTCTACTTTTAATTCTAGTATTTCATCACCATCATTAGAAAAATAATTTGGACTAGCATCAAGTAAAACTATTGCTGTATCTTGTTCAAATTTCTTTTGACCATTAAAAAATTCAACAATAACTTTATTTGCTTTTGTATCTTTAGAACCATAATCAACAGATATTCCTGCATCACTAATTATATGATCTTCAGTAATACTAAAGGTTGATGAACCTGTATCTTCAATTTTTAATTCATACTTGCCATCGATATAAGTAAAAATACCACGCATATTAGCTAATAAATCTTGAGCATTTTCCATAACCTTTTTATTACAATCAATAACACCATTGCATTGAAACTTCCTAGATGTAGCTATAGCATTAGGAATATCACCATCAACATCATATACTTGATTTAAAGGAAACTCACCTTCAAAATCAATAGTATATAAAGGAGTGCCATCGTAAATATTAACTGTTCTCATATCAGTGATGATTCTGTTATTAACAATTACATTGCCACTATCGTCTTTTAATTCTATTCTTTGTCCAACTTTGAATTTACTCCAGTTAGTAAAATCAGTTGTAGTCATAAAATTAAAACTACCGACACCTTGCCACGCCATTGATACAGCACCACCACTAAAATCAGGTGCAGTTTCATTTGTATCAGCTAAATTAGCTGCTGTGCTAAAAGTAGACATATTTATTTGCGAACTGGTCAAACCCTTACCATATTCATTATTAGTGATGTAATCTAAGAAACACAAAGCAGGATTGTTTGACCATTTATAAGTTGAGATCGTGCCAAAAGTTTGATTGCTATCTCTTGGGTCAAAAACTTTTTTACCTTGCACACTGACTGTAAGTTGTGGCACACCTGACCACATACCACCTTCGTCATAATGATAATGAGCTGCTATATAAGCAATACCATTTAATTTATGTGCCGAACTCCATTTGCTAGAAGCTAAAGATGCAAGAAACATTGGGTCTGCTGCTTGAGTGGTTGCACCATGATGTAAATTAAAAGTATAACGATAAGATAAAGCAGGGTTTGTGCCAAAAGTACCAGCAGTAACAGTATTAATTGCAGCAGTTTGATCTGCTGTGTTTAAAGAAAAAATTTGCCCAGAAGTAATTTTATCTGAACCAATATAACCACCATCTTTAAATCTTTTATTATCGTTTAAAGGGTTACCATCTAATTCAATTGATCTTCCATCTATAAATTCTACTTCACCCACAGAAAGGGCATAAATAACAAATAAATCTTTTGATTCATTTTCTGCTGTGTCCATAAATACTATCTGCGCACCAACTCGCCTTGAACCATAAACTACTGGTATCTTCCCACCAGCAGAAGTTTTATTAGCTAGTATTTCCGAGCCTTGACTTTGTAAACTGTTGGCTAAGTCTTTAGCCATTTTGTATGCCTTAACACCAGTAACTACAGTGTATGTGGCAACAACTACTGTAATTACACCAGCAGCCAATTTACTTAGACCTAAAGAAACCAAAGCTTGAAACATTACTTACTACCCCATCTAACATCATCTTTAACTTGAGTAGAATATTCCAAACCCTTGTCACCTGAACTAAAATCTTGTTGTGAGCTATCAGAAAAATGTCTGCCTTTTGTTAAGTTCCAATTCGCCCAGTGACTAGCAACAGTAATACTAATATTACTTGAATCTACAGTTTCATTACTAGCTACACCTCTTATTTGTCCACTAAAGTAGGTTATAGCTCCAACTAAATCTTCATCTGCATTAAAATACGCAATATAAATGTTTGCTATTTTATCGGTAAAAGCACCTGATTCCACTAATGCTCTTAATTCATCAGTTATATTAGAAAAACCTACATTTATTTCATCAACCTGTAATTTGCCTGATTCGGTAGTAGCATCAACTTGCACAAAAGAACCACCTGCTTGATAGGTATTTGAATCAAAAACAACATTACGACCATAATTAGTAACTCTAACAACAGTAGATAATTGCAATTCAACTAAGAAAGCGATCTTAGTTGCATCTGCTGATACTTGCGTTTGTAGTGCTGAAGATAAGGTTCTTGGCATTAGGTGATAACCTCTCTAACATCAAATGAAATACTAAATAAACCACTGATATCGGTACTATAGATAACTTCATTGCTTTCAAGATACACAGTAAAACTTGGTTTATTGACAGTAACAGCTTCATTATCAGCTAGAGTAGCTACCAAATTTGGTGATATAGATACAGTTGTTTGCCCACTGCCATTTGAATTTACATCTGCTTGTACCATATAAACCTTAGTATGATTAGCAAACTTAATAAGATCACCAGCTTTTAAAACGCCATTAGTTGAATTTGCAAAGCCATCTATAACAATGGTTGCATCAGATAAGGCGTGTGTGCCAACAACCTGTATATCTGTTTCTGCTTTACCTACACCAAGATTATCTAATGGATGCGTGATAGTAAAGTTTTCAAAACTACCTTTCTGTTTTTGTAAAAAAGCAAAGATTGCTTGTGAATCTTCTTGTTGTAATGGTGGCATTGATACACCAAAAGAAAAATATTGCCCACCAATTTGTCTGACTTGTTTTTTACCAGATATAGTTTGATTTAATAAAGTGGGTCTATTGTCTTTAAAATTTAAAGTTCTAAAATTTGGACTTGTTGGAAATGCACCACTCATTAGACTACACCCATCTTGCCTTGATTATTCATAGCATTATTTATTATTTGTGTAATTGTACCTTTTCTTGAAACTAATAATTGATCAAAACCACTAGCATCAACTGTATTAATATTAAAGTTTACTGTTGTGCCACCAGCACCTTGTCCTTTAGTGTGATCTATAATAGTTTCGTTAGGATGTACCATAGCCATAAAGCCACCCTTACCATCTAAGCCACCTGTTCTTGAACCAGAACCTGTAAAACCACCACCTTCATAATTTTCACCAGCTTTAGTAAATATTTGACCCATAACAGTATTTTTGCCAACTGCACCAGCAGCGAATCCCATTAACTCTTTGATAATAAATACTTTAATCATTTCATTAATAACAGAAGCTAAAATTCTTTTTGTCATTTTTTCAAAATCTAAAAATCCCTTTTTTGTAAAATCAAAAAATTCTTCAAAGCTACCATTTAAAGTTCGTGAAACATTACCCATTGCTTTTAAATGTGTTTCAGTCAATTCAAAACCATCATTTAATTCTTTATTTTTTTTAATTTCTAATTCTTTTGCTAATATTTGTTCTTTTATTAAAGCTATAGATTCTTTTAAAAATTCAACATTATCTTTATAAATATTTGTGTCAAATAATTGTCCAGAAATAAGTCCACCAATAAAAGAATCTTGTTTTTTTGTAGCTGTTTCTAATCTTTTTTCTAACTCTTGCAAATCTTCATTTAACACACTTAATGCGTTTTTTTCTACAACACCTTCAACCCCTAGAAGTTCCATTAAATTTAAAACATCTGCACCAATTTGTATAAATAGACTTTGAATAGGTGTTAATATTTGTCTTTTAAGAATATTCATAGTGTCATTAAATCTTTCAGCATCAGCTATGCTTTCTGCTGAAAATATACCAGTAGCAGCTTCTGCTAATTCTTGCATTGATGCAGTGCCATCTTTAATAAGATTAGCCATATCAATACCAACTTTTGCACCAAAAGTTCCTGCCAATAAAGCTGATTTTCTTGACTCACTACCTACTTTTTCTAAAGCAGTAAAAAATTCTATAAATATTTTTTCTGTTTTTTTGGTATTACCACCAGCATCAAAAATTGATATGCCCAAGTCATCAAATGCTTCTTTGGCTAAACCTTTGTTTTGTGTTGCTTCACCAATACCTTTAGAAAAGAATTTTAAGGCTTTGTTAAACTTTTCTGTTTCTATTCCAGCTTGTTGGGCAGCAAATTGATATTTTTGTAAAAATTCAACACCAACGCCAACAGCTACAGCAGTTTTACCTAGACTATCGGCAATTTGCATTGCTTCATTACCAAACTGCACTAATTGACGAACAGCAAACGCACCAGCAAATGCACCAGCTAATTTTTTCATAGCTGATTGGGTAGAATTAATGTTTTTATTTACTTTACCAAACGCTTTGCCAGTTTGATCTTGTCCTTTAATTCTTAATTTATAATCAGTTCCTGCCATTATCCATCTGCCTATTTTTTTCTCTTAGATACGCAATCCATCCAGTAAATTCAGATAAAGACATTTTTTCTTCTAACTCTGCAACTGTTACTCCTAACAATTCTGCTAAATAGTATCTTGCAAATAAGTCTTTATCTTGTATTACTTTTTTAGTTGTTCCTCTACTGTAGGTGCTGACATGATTTCAGTAGCCACTCTGGCTAACACATCTTTGTCTACACCATTCATTAAAGTATGCTTATCACTTATATCAAATACTTTATCACCTTCAGCATCTAGTGCTTTGTGAATTAAGCAATAAGCCATTAACGCCACATCATCGTCTTTTGCATATTTTTGCAACTTAGACATTTCTGCCAATGTTAATGGTTTACTGTAAATTTTAAGTATTTCACCATCTACACTCCATTCTGGTATTTCAATTTCTTTTATTTCTAAAGCATTGAAATGTGCTTTTGCCTTCTCTATTAACTTCATAATTAAGCTGTTGAAGTAGTTAAGCCACCTGAACCTTGTAAAGTTACACTCGCTTCTACTAAACCATCAAATGATGCACTTCTAGTAAAACCTGTAACAATTGCAGAACCATTATAATAAATGTCACCTGTTGAAGCACCTTCAGGATAAACCTCAAGTGTTACAGTAGAACCTATTGATAATGCAGTTTGTGCAGTGTCAGTTTCATCAAAAAATACATCTAAAGATGCTGTAAATTGCGTTACCGTTGATAAATAACTCCTTGAAGAATCGCCCATTGCAGTTTTTTCAACTACATCAGCACTTTCTTCCAAAGAATACGATCTAACTTCAGCAACAGTAGCAGAGCCAACTTTAATTAACCCCTCGCTTCCTTTATGTACTGCCATTTTCTTTCACCTCTTTTTTTGAAGAAGATTTAATATCTTTGGTTGCTTCTTCTTTCCAACCTTTATTCAATAGACTTTCAACCCTTGAAGGGTGAGCATCTATAGAAACCTTGCCATTAGGACTAAATAATTTCATTTTTTTACCTCGCTACATCAGGTGCTTGTTCCTGATTAAAATAATTAACATTAAATGTTAAGGTGGCATAGCCAACTGGCTTTTCACCTTCTGCATTATATTCTATTTCTGTACTTTCTAAAAAAGTATCTTTAGCTAAATTGTTTAAAGTTGGGTCAGCAGCTATAGCTGTTTCTACTTCTTTGCATATTGTATCAACTGAATCATCGAAATTACTTGTTGCTTTTACATAACATTCTATAGCTACTGATAAATTTCTTTCTAATAATCTGTTAGTGCCAATCACAATAGGTTCTGCTGTTTCTGATTTTGTGTAGATCAACAATGAAGGCAAATTAGCTGTTTCTAGGGGATAAACTCTTGATTCAAATACATTTGAACCAGTTGTAGTTAAACCAGTCAGAACAGTGCCTAATCTTTCTCTAATTTGCTGTCTAAGATGATTAGCCATTATATTTCCTCTAACATGAGAGTAGTAAAACCAGTGCGATCTTTTTGCACATTAACTATAGTAAAAGATTTAGCTGCAACCAAAGTATTACCATCCACATCTTTATATGCTGACACAGCTAAAGTATTACCATGCACAACTGAAGGTACATCGACAGATCGACAGTAAGCTATTGGTTTTGTACCTTCAACACCAATGCCAAATTCTTCTTCAAAATATTCGTTGTTTAAAATGATGTTAATAGTTGATTGAGCGCTACTGCTATTAGTAAAAACTGCACTTCTACCATGTCCAAAATCAGAATCAAGATAAGCACTCACATCTTCTTCTGTTTCCATTCTGTATTGCGACATTTATTGTTCCTCTAAAGTCAGTTCAATCATGCCTGTGTTATCAGGTTGCACATTTTTTATCACAAAAGTTGTTTCTGCTTTTAAAACAGAACCTTTGTTAGTGGTGATTGCATTAACTATCAAACGATCTTCTTGCGATATGTAAGTGACATCAGAAGATTTTACCAATGCTTTAGGTTGAAAACCTTCGACTGCAACGCTGTTGCCTTCAATATTAAAATATTCTTGATCAATAATGATGTTTATATTTTCTCTATTACCAGAATCAATATCAAACCAAGTGTCTATCAAACCATTTCTTTGATCAAATAAACTGTTTTGTACTTCAAAAAATGTAGCAGTTACCCCATGTCCAGTAGTTGAATCAAGGTAAGAATTAAAATCTGCTGCACTTTCTAAAGCCATTATTTTTTAGTTCTTTTTTTCGGAGTAGGTGCTTCAGATGTTTCTAAACCTACACTACGATTGCTTTCTTTTTTGCTTTCTTTAGCAGTTGATATTTCAGCTTTACCATAATTTACTAAAGCTCTACCTTCGTCAATATCTAGTTCAACAATATCACCAGCTTTGACATTTTTTTTATCTGCAACAGTGTCAGATAAGATTAAATATTTATTCATAACTTTTTCCTTTTTATTAGGAAAGGTGGGCGTTAAGCCCACCATCCCATCAGTTTTCATTACCATCTACTAGGTAGATTTACAGAATGACACAGCGTGTCTTACAGCAATATCACAAGATTGTAATGCTACTATTCTCACAGTTCCTGATTTCGAGTGCGTGAAAGGATCTACAACGATATCTAAACCGCCAAAAAATCCAATTAACAAGTCACTGAAATTACCAAATAACATAACGCCATTAGTAATTTGATTGCTTACAACTGCATTGTAACCATTGATTTCACTATCAACTGCAATAAATTGTGCAGTATTAGTGGCTTTTTCAGTGGTTTTCAATGTGCCGTATGTTGAAGGGTTAACTATGTAAGCTAAGTTGCCTAATAAAGCATTATCAGAACTTACAGCAGTTTCCATACCAACAACTTCAGCAAAAGTTGGTGCAGTATCTGTAGCAAATGCTTGAGTGTTAATACCAGATTGGTTGATGATTCCAGTAGGGTTACCATTTGAACCAGAACCACTGATTGCAACATTATCAATGTGTGTAGCCATTGCAGCAGCTAGATCGTTTCTTATTAAGTTCTCAACATCTAAAGATGATTGAAGCAATAATTGACGAGTAGCTTCTGTGTGCGCACCTAAAGTTTTAGGTGTCATTGAAACATTACCAACTGTCATTTCAGATTCAGCAGAATTTCCACCTTCTGAACTAATAAATTCAGCAGTAGAGCCAGCAGTTTTCTTTGGTATTTTAACATCACCAGTTAAACCTTGAAGCATAGTAGCTAAAGGCATTACTGCTGAATTGTTTCTTAATACATCGATAAAATCCCCACCTCTGTAATCTTCAGCTATTAAGCTGGAATCATCAGAAGAATTAAGATCGCGTTGTCCCCAAGTTCTTAGAACTTCTGGTGGAAGTAGCACACCTTGTGCAGTCTTACCATAAAGTTCACCAGCAGCTCTTGAACATTCAAATTCAAATGCAGCATCTTCTTGTGCTTTGCGATCAGTAGGATTAGCCATTGCATTAACAGCTCTTAAAATACTAAATCTTTTAGTTTCTTTTTCGGTTAAACCGATTTCAGAAGGAGTTTCTAAAGGTTGCGTATTAGAAATATTGTCTAATAATACACCTCTAAATTCTTCAACTGATAAACCATTAGAAATAGCTTCATCAGCTAAATCTCTTTTGTTGTGTTGACTAGCTAAATCAAGAATCTCTTTAGAGTTTCTTTTAAATTCAGACCTAGCTTCAACAACAGCTTTAGATTTAACTTCATCAAGATTAATTTCTTGTTTTTCGTTTTCCATTTTTTTTACCTCTTTGTGTAAAATGTGTTGTTTATTTTCAGAACGCCCAACGCCAACGAGTCTTGACTGATCGGCAGGAACACTAACAGAAGAAACTTCCATAGGTGTCCAACTTGCACGATAATAATCTTCATCCTTGTCATCCATGCGTTCCAACTTATCTACTCTGTAACCGACTGATATATTCATGCGAATACCATCTTTTACATCTTCAAATATTTCGCGAGCTAAAGCAGATTTACCAAATCTTACCAGTGCAATTGTCCTCTTAGCACTCTCATCTAATTTGAATTCTTCTATCACCCCAATTTGTTTAGTCATATCATGATCTAACAAAAGTGGTGCGCGACCAGATGAAATAAATTCCATATTTATATCACCTTCAGAATGTCCTAGCACTTCCATGCCAAAACTTCTTTCAACTGGTTCTTCTGACGAAACGCCAATACGAACCATTCTTTTTTCCTCGTCAATGAAAGAAGCTCTTGATAAATCAATGGTTCTATACTTGATAGCACCATCAATATGTCTTTCTTCTTCATCAACAATGGCTTCTTCTTCAGATTCTTCAATATCTTCTATTTCTGCCATTTCTTCCTCAACCTTTTTGAATGTGACAACAACTGTGTCATCTGTTTCAGAAACATTGAGAATATGTCTATCTTCTTTTTCAATATCCATACTTTTTACCTCATCGTTTATTGTTAAAGGTTTAACATTTGAATCTAATGATTCAAAATTTCTTATTGGGTCAATTTTTCTTAGCGTACTAAATTTATGACCAACTTCTGTGTCAGTGGGTTCACCACTTCTATAAACTTGTATTAGAGCAGCAGGGTCATCTGCTGTGCCTGTTATGGTTAGATCGGAATTAGGAATGTTTATCTTGCCATCCCTTTCTATTTTAATAATCTTTCCTCTAGCTCTGCCACCAGCGCTATTCCAACTTACAAAGTCACCTGTTTTAAGTGCATCAGGTTCTGCTCTATCTAATTTTCTTTCATCTTCTTTTTTCATTTTTTCCACCAATCTTTTTGACCAACTAAAACCAGCATCACCACCCCATAATGCCCATGCTATTCTACCATTAGAAGGGTAACCATCTTCACCAGAACTAAATCCTTCTGCTTGTTTATCAACCTCATGTCTACTAAAAAAACTATACATTCTTTTAATCGTATCATCTGATAAATTTTCACCTGCAACTATTTGTCTAGCTCTAACAGCACCAACTCTAGTACCACCACGACCAAATTCTTCACGCCAGTCTAAACCCTTCTTTGCTTCAGCTTTCATGCCAGCATTAGGGTTAGCCATCGTCATCACCACCTTGAATATTCGCTTCAACAGGCATTTTTTGCCCAAATGGTTGATATGCTAATTCAATATTATATTGTTTAGCTAATTCTATTTCTTTTTGATGTTGCTCAAACAATTCTTCAGTATCACGACCATAAGCAGCAGAAATATCTGAATAAGTCATTGTGCCATTTTGTAAACCTAGAATACTTGATTGCATTTCTTTTAAAGGGTCAATCCATTGGAAACTTCTAGGTATGTAATTAACAGAACTAGCAAATTTATCTAGTTTGCCCATTGGCAAATTAATATAACCAGTTGAAACTGCCATTTCTAACCATGCTTTAAATACAGGGTCAATAAAGTGTTCAATGACAAACTGTTGATATATCTGAAACATAGAACGATCTTCTAAAGCACCTTGACGAATAGAAGAATAATTAACCGATGTTAAATCATTACTTAATGAGTGATAAGAAATATTTAAACCAGATGCAATTGATCTCAACACTGAAGTAGTAAAAGATTCAAAAGCAGAAGTAGGATGACTAGGGTCAAAAGCCTTAAAATCCATTCCAGCAGGTAATTGTTCAAATGTTCCAGCGTTTGCTGAAGCCACTGGATTAAAAGTATCTTCCATTTCTGAATCGCCAACATAACCATCACCATCAGGAGATGTAAAGAAACCCATTTTAGAAGCACCCACTCTAGCTGCAACAATTTCTGCTTCAAGATAACCATTAAGCATTTTAACATTGCTCATTGATGTTGCGATAAGTGATACACCTCTAGTTTGTTCTGCTCTATTCGGTAAGTAAGCGTGAATAATTTCGTCTGCTGGTACTCTTATGTGTTCATTTTTGTTTATATAAGTGTTGTCGTAAGGATGATTTTTATACAAATGATAGGCAACTGGCTTATCAAAACCATCTACTTCAACACCCATTTTAATTCTGTTACCATTTTTAGGGTTTACATCATTTTTCTTTTCGTCTAAATGATCAGCTTCTAAAAATTGAATCTGAAAACCAAATGGACTTTTTTTATTTTTTATTTTTCTAATCAAAACCTCGCCATCTCTTGCTAAAGATTCAATAAATATTTTTTGACAGTCTAAAAATGATAATCTGCCATTTGCTGTGCAATTACCCAATTTATTCCATTCTTTCCATGCTCTTTCAATTGATATATTTGCAGGTATGTCTAAAGATTCATCATCATTTCTAGCTTTAGAGCTAATGCGAACACCATGCTTACCAATGACATTAGAAACCATTAAGTTTAGATATCTTGAAATATAAGAATCGTTTCTGGCTAATTCTCTTGCACGATCTCTTAATACTCTGATGTTATCTTTTATTTCTGCATCAGCAGATGTAGATGAAGTTAAAAAATCTGCAAATAATCTGCCAGTGTTTGCACCTTGATAGCTTCTTTTGAAAGTTTGCTTTCTTTTTGGTTTGTTATTACCAAATATATTGTTATACCATGCCATGTTAATATTCTGTTGGGTTAAATGAATTGCTATTGCCAAATTTTACTTTGATTGTATTACCAGAACCTTTGCCATTCTTAATTCTTGCTATTTTTACTTCTTTTAAGTATTCAGTTTTATATCTATCTCTAAAAGTCATCAATTCGTCAATAGACATTCTTGATAATGACCTACCAGCAATAGACATAGAGCTTTGATCCATAGTTGCTCTATTTTCAATCACAGCTTCAACAGCATCTAAAACAATTTTTGCGTGACTACGCACTGAAGCTGTCGTAGTTGCATAATTTTCTTGGATTTCAGTAAAACCTTCACCAATTTTGATTCTAGCTGTACCAGCAGTTTTAGTAATATAAGCAATCCAGTTATATGTGCCTTTTGTATAAGAAGTTGTGCTTGATGTTGAAATTATATATTCATCATTTGCTTCGGAAGCATTTAAAGTAAAATTACTAGCAGTTGCACCTTCGTTTAAATTGAATTCATAAGACAAAGAATAAGCATCGGTTGGATAATCAGTAGACAAATCCACTCTTTTCCACGCCCAAAAGTCACCAAGTTGTAATTCAATTGGTTCGGTAGTAGGAAAGTTTATAGAATCAAATAAGTTGCTCAAGCAAAACCTCGTTAATTTAAGATATAACTAAAGTCAATTATACCTTATATGCGTATATTTTAAGAAATAAAATTTATTTTTAAAATAATTGCAAATAGTTGTTGTAATTTTAGTTATATAGATACTTTTTTTTATAAAAACTTAATCTAATGAATATTAAAATAATAGTTGTAAATTTTTATGTAGTTGCTATATTTATAATATAATTTTAATTAAACAGGAGAAAATTATGAACGAATACAAATACAATATAGAACTATCACACAAAGAGTACATTAAAATACTTAGAAGTTTGAGATTAAAACAAAAACATTTAGAAAACATCAATACTGAAGATTATGCGTTTCCAAAAAAACATGACAATAGAGTAAAAGAACACAAAAAACTATTGTCAAAAATATATAACCTTCAACCTACAAGATGAGTAGATTTTAAACTAAAAATCAAAGCCACCTTAATTGGTGGCTTTTTTTATTTCCAACTGTTAGCAAAGTTTCCTCTGCCACGATCTATAGGCAATCTTTGTTTTGTTCTATTTGGGTCAGGTGGTCTAGTATCACCAGTTAATATTTTTTCTTCTATGACATCAAAGTTAGGGTTCAAAATATATATAGCTGCAAAACAATAAACCAAAGTGTCTAAGGCTTCGTTACGATCTCTTATTTGTTTCCATACCATTGTCGGTTTACCACGCACATACTTAGTAACTCTTTTTTCTGCTGTCAGTTGTTTAAAATATTCTTCATCAACATCACTGCAAAAATGAATCGTGGTATTCTCAGGGTCAGTAGACAATCTAGCAAAGATTGCTTCTTTTGCTGTATCAGTTCCGACAGGATATAACACTGCTTTATTTCTACCCACATAAGTTGGTTTGTTTGCTATGGGTTTACCAGCTTGACTAGCACCTTTAATAGCAAAGACTCGTCTAGCTTGTCTTGGCTTCGTAAAATAATAAACTTGTTGCGTATGATGTCCACCTGAATCCACACAAGCACAAGAGATTGGCATAACTCGACCAGATTCTGTTTTAAATCTTCTTTTTAAATAAGTATCTAGTTCTGACCAAACATTAGCAGCATTTGGGTCACCCCAAAATATCTTGTAATCAATGACCCAACATTCGTAGTTTTTACCAAATCCTACCAGTTGTAATTCTAATCTATCTTTTTGTGTATCTATTCCTGCAACTAAGATTAAGACTTCTTCAGGTATTGTTGTGTGATCGTAATTCAATCTGCGTTCTAATAATGTTTCGTACTCTACTGCATCACCTTGTTCTTCCCAAGACTCACCAAGAGAACAATTTATCCAAGTCTTTAACATTTCTGGTTGTTTTTTAGCTTCTAAAAATGCCATTGCCATATCTGCCCATGTTGACCAAACAGAATAAAGTTCTGAAATATGAAAACCAGCAGTATTGACTGAAGGTTGACTAGCTATCCATTCACCATTTTTAATCATCCATTGTTTTTTAGATTCATCAATAATAGAACCACATTCGGAACAAGCATATTTAGCTGTTTCTGGTTTATCATCTTCCCAAACCACATTCTTCCATTTCAATACTTGTTTGTGATTGCACTCTGGACAAGGCACATGATAATAACGCTGATCAGATTCTAAAAATGCTTGTTCAATTCTTGATAGACCTTTGATAGTTGGCGTTGAACATAAATATATCTTACGATTCCAAAAAGTTTTTGTTCTTGCTATAGCTAAATCTACTGGACTACCTTCTGTACCTGCTGATGCTTCATATCTATCTACCTCATCCATTAACAATATTCTAATGGGTCTTGATGCTAAACCAGATGCAGAATTAGAACCAACAATAGTCAAATGACCACCAGCAAATTTTTTATGTAAGACAGTGTTACCTGAATCTCTTGATCTTGCTTCTTTAAAACAATCATTGATCTTTTCAGTATCACGAATCATTGCAGACAAACGATCTTTACTAAATGCTTGTCCCATTTGTAGTGTTGGTTGCACAATCATCATTGGTGATGGGTCTTGATCTACATAGTAACCAATTGTATTAAGAATAATTTCTGTTTTACCTACCTGTGATGATGTCATTACGACAATTCTTTGAATATCAGGGTCATTAAAGACATCCATGATTTCTTTTTGATAGGAAGCACGATCAGTACGCCATTGACCAGCTTCTGCTGAAGATTCTGGTGATAACTTTCGGTAATTATCTGCCCAATCAGATATCTTTAGATTCGGTGGTGGTTTCCAAATCTGATTGATTGCTGACATTACGCTGTCTATATTTTGTTGGTATTCCATTTTCTGCTAATTCTTCTAAAGATTCATATACTTGTTCTTTAATTATTAATTCAGCTTCGGCATATTTATCTACTGTGATGACTAAATGTGCAACTCTTGATGGCAAAGCTAATAATTTTGCTCTGACATTGGCAATATAATCTGTCCAAGTTGATTGCACAAGTGTAGCTGGAATCAATTCAGCTTCTAATTCTGATACTTCTAGTTCAGCTTTGTCTGCTTGAGCTTTAGTCAATCTTGTTTTTTCTTCAGCTATATCACCTGAACCAGTTCTTTTGTTGTAACCACCCAACTGTCTTAAATAATTAATGTAGTTTTTACGACACACTTCCAAATCCATTGGGTTTCTGCCTTGCTTGACATCTAACACGCCTTTTTCTACTAATTTACTAATAGAAACAACACTTAAGTCTAAATGTTCAGCAACTTCTTTTCTGGTAGCCATTATTCAATTATTTCAATATCAGATTCTGTTTCAATAACAACTCTTGCACCACAAGAAAGAATTGGTTTTCCTTCTTTGCCATAACGCACAATAGAATCCCCTTTAATTTTTACTGAATGACAATAAGTATTACTTTTGCCTTCCTTAATAGTAATGACTGCTTCGTTTTTATTGTGTTTTAAATTAGATTTAATCTTGTGTTGATTAACATGAATGTATTTTTTAGCCATATTTGTTTATTTTTTAACCAATGTTTTACCCAAACGCCTTCTTTTGTGTTTATTCATAGTAGAAGTCTTGATTTTACGCTTACCTTGACTGGTTTTTTTGTATTTATGCCTTACTGAATCATAAGTGCTTTCTTGTTTTAGTTTTGCCATGTTGTACGAAAATTAACCAGTTGTAAAATGTCCCACTCTAAAAAAATAACGAGCGACACATAAACC